CACTCCGCTGTTGTCTTTCTTTTCCATTTACTTAATATATTTTATTGGGTTTATACTTTGAAGCCATTGTTTTAAGACTTCGATTTTACTTCTTACGCTTGTTTTACTCATCTTCTTTCTATATAAAGGTTTTTAAATCTTTCTTCTGAACAACAAAATTCCGTTATAGGGTTACTTTCGTGTTGTCGTATTACTTCGTACCAAAGTTTACCACGTTTGATATCTTTGATTTGCACTAATTGGTCTTCTCTTGTTGAGTTAATATAGTAACCCATTGTTTTTAGTTCTTTCATCTTATTCTGATTTAAAGGTTAATTAATAAATTATTGTAATATTCTCTGCATTCTTCAACACGTTGTTTAATCTTTTCTATTATTTCTTCGTCTTTTGCTATTTTAAAGACTTTTAAACGCTTTTCTTTTGGGATGTGGTCAAAGTTATGTTTCTTTTGTACAAAGTCTCTTACATCTAAACTTTCATCTATTAGGTTTTGTTTCCAATGTTCACGCCTAACCTCGTCTTCTACTATTTGAAAAGGTGTATTAACAAGGCAGTAACATAAAAGTGCTTCGGTTTTGCCAGTAAGCCATAAATACCCTTGTAATTGATAATAATAATCTTTGTTTGGAATTTCATCTTCGAAAAAAGGGAAGGTTGTAGCGTCCCAAGAAGTTTTTACGTCCAAAAGTATTTCATTCGTGTTTACATCGGGTGTTCCCGTTATCCATTCGTTTGTTATGTTTTCTTCATTTTTGTAAATAAACCCTAAATTCAAAACATCGTTAACGAGTTCAATAGCTTCGTCTTCGCATTCGTTTCCTTTGTCGGTGTACCTACTCCAAAATTCCTTACGGATTCCGTAGGTGTTTTCAATTGCTAACTCCTGTAGGTAAGTTTTACACGTTTTAGATAAGACCTCCCCTTTGGTTTTTGGGGAAGTCATTATTTTGCCTAATTGCGATGCTCTAATTCTCATACTAATAACAATGATTTCTTTTGTACTTCGTTTAAATCAAACTTCGCTTGTAGTTCTTCGGCTGTAAATTCACCTGCTCTTATTGCTTCAATAGCTTTTAAGAATCGTTCACCTTCTATTTTAGGTTTCTTTTCCGTGTTTACGGGTTTTACTTGTTCCCCTCCAGCGTCCGTATCTTTGTCTGTTACAATTCCTAAAATAGAACTTAAAGCGTAACGTCTTAAATAAGTAATTGCAGAACCCAGCACTTGAAAATCATTCATTCCTTTTAACTGTACGCCTTGCGGAATATCTGTTTTACTTTCGATACTTTCTCCACTTTCAAAGTGAAATAATACGGTTACTATTTGTTGACCGTTAATTAACTGAGTGAATCCTAATCCGTGTTTTTGTAATAACGGATTAATCACCTCAAAGATTTTAGGTAAATCCGCATAGCTATATCCGTAGCCTTGCGTTCCTTTGTGAATTACTGGCACTTCTTGTTGGAAGTCTGCCAATGCCCTTGTTTTTTTAATTAAATATTTCTACTTGATTTGGTAAGAATGTTAAAACTATAAAATCTGATAAAAACGGAACATTAATATAAAATAAATCATTCTCAAATTTATTTACATTATGCATTGTTCCCTTAAGATTTAAAACATTGATTTTAATAATTGCTTTCATATAATTTAATTGTTTAACGTGTACAAATATAACTATTCTTTTTAATATAACAACAAAGAACAAAAAAAATTATAAAAATTTCTTCAATCCGTTTGCACATCGTGTTATGCTATTAGCACGTTCCTGTAAAGACTTTATTTGTTCTTGGATAGTTTCCTTACAATCGCTTGTAAAATAGCCGTGTGACGTAGCTATTAACGGAATAATGCCGTTTGTACGAATGTAGTTTACCATTTTACGCAATCTTGGTTGTGTCATCCGTGTTTTAAATCCCCTTGCAGTCAAAAATTCATTCATTCGGGTAACGATTAACTCGGCTTTTATCGGTGAATCCTTTTTATAGTTTCGGAATCCGTGAACTACAATAGGAAGTATATCCATTTCTTCGTTCGTTAATTCGTGTGTGTGTTCTTCAAAGTTTGTTATCATTTTCTAATTGTTTTACTTTTTGTTTATACTCGGTTATTATTTCTTTTAGTTCGTCTTTTGTAAACTTTCGTGTTTTCCTGGCGTCTGCTTCTAATTCGTGGTAACTTTCTATTCCGATTTTATGAATTAAGTTTCTTTGATATTCGATTAGGTTTCCACTTAAATAAGTGTTGCAATGTTCACATTGAAGATTAACATTCCTTTCGTCAAACCTTATGTTGTAATGGTTATTTGCATTGAAGAAGTGACCTGCGTTTTCTTTTAAGGGCTTCTTTTGGCAGGATATACAAACGTTTCCTTTATCACGAAGTCGAATGAACTTATTAAACACTTGTTGGGCTAATTTAAGATAGTCGGATAGTGTCATTAAATCTAACTTCGCTTTTTGTTTCGTCTTTTTCCATTGTTTCTCCTTTTCGGATTCTACCCAAACACGAACACATTCAGATTCTAAACAAAACTTTTGGTTGAACCTAACTTGCTCAAATTTATTCTTACAATTTTTACAACGTGGCATCTTTCATTTTTAATTGTATTTCTAAATCTTTTACTTTAAATTTTTCCTCCTGTAATAGCTTTTCAAGTCTGAAATTCTGTTGAAGTGCTACCCTTAGTTCTTTTTCCATAGCGTCATAGCTAATTTTAACTTGTTGAAGGTCTGCTAAACTACGCTCCATTGAATTAATTAAATCGGTTCTTGTTCCGTGTTTTTCTTTAATCTCCTCAAGGCTTAGTTTAATCTTTAAATAGGTTGTATCTAAGTTTACTTTGCCAGTTATAATAGTCAGTTCTTTCATTTATTCGTGTTTTTTCTTAGTTTAATATTCAAAAAGGTACGTCCTTTTTCATCTTTTCGCTAAACGAAAGTAATTCTTTTCCGTTTACTATATCGGGTTTAACCTTTTTGTTGAAGTCAACAAATTGGTTTTGAACTGGAAAACTATTTGAAATTGGTTTCGTGTTTTTAATCGGGTCAACTGAATTAATTTTAAATCCTAATCCGTTGTTAAATTCACATAATATCGGTTCATCTAATCTCGTATGCATTCCACCCGTGTCCAAATCCTTAACCTTTTCTACGTTTACCATAGTGTAATATTTCATTGTTTCGTGTTTTATTAACCTATGAATTACAAACATATCGTCACATCTATTTAAAAATGCTTTACCACCTTCAACGTGGTCTTTTAATGGTGGTTTAAGATGACCTTTCCACATATGATTTTCAGAGTATAAATTACCACTCCTACCGCTTTCACTATTTGGATGCGTGTTTATATAGATTGTTATTCCTGATTCATTAACAAATTGCCTTGCTTCATTCAAAAATTGATAATTGCCTTCAAAATTCATCGCTCTATCTAATCCAGTAAACGGGTCAATTAACGCAGCATCACATTCGCTTTCCTTAAATAGCTTTAAAAGTTCGGTAGGTTTGTAAAGTTTGTCGTTTGGAATAAAGTCAAAATATTGTTCTAAAAATGTCGCCGTACTTAATATCTTTGAATCATCTATTTCGGTAAACTTTTGTCCTAAATACATCTGAATCATATCACGTAAGATTTGACCTTTTTGATTTTCACCGCTCCAAATACAAAACCTAAGTTCGTGTTTTACCGCCAACGTAAGAAAATACCAATTTATCCAATATGTTTTACCAACGTTATCGTGTCCGAGAATAATGTTTAACTGCTTACGTTTAAATCTAAGGTGGTTATCTAAGTCACAACCTATTGAATAACCTTTCTTAATTTTTCCGTGTTTATAGTCAAGCAAGTATTGTGCTGAATCTCCTTTCATAATCCTAATTGTTTGTTAACGTATTCTACTAAATGGTCGGTTTCATTTGTTTCATATTGTTTTGGGTTTCTACTATGCCACGTTGACAATCTTTGTTTAATACCGAATGTTTTTTCCTTTTCAAATCTAAGTTTTTTATCATTTTCTCCGTGTTCACTCCAGTAATTAAAAAAGTCACGTAACATTTGTTTTGGATATTCATCTACAAATAAAGAAAGCGAAGAGTAAAACTTGCTTTTACGTTCTTCTATTGTTATTTGTTTATTTGTTTCTTGTTTATCTATACTACTATTGCTTTCACGTTGCTTTGTTCCGTGCTTTATCAATGCTTTATCAAGTGCTTTATCAGGTGCTTTATCAAAATTTGATAGGGCAACTATATTACTTGAATATTGATTTTTGCTTTTTTCAATCAAGTTTATAAACCCAAACTCAACTAAATCATTCAGCGTATTTATATAAGTATTATAACTTCTTATTCCAATAGCTTCTTTTGCCATAGTCGTAGGAAGGCCAAATTTTTCCTTCCAACCTAATCGGTTACAATGTTCAATTATAAAAAAATAAAGTGCCGTGTGATTTGGATTGATTCGTTCAGGGTTCTCAAAACTCCAATCAAACCATTTTCTACTTAAATCATATCCGTTCATTGCTGATAAATTTCCATTGACTTAATAATCATTCTATAAGCTGATAAAGTGTAAACAGTTTGCTTATAATTAATAAAATCAAATTGATTTAACTTATCCCAAGAAATGTTATTCCAATTAACAGCGCATTTTTTCATTGTAATGATATCGCATTCCGTATTTGTACGAAAATGATTATTTACAAACCAAACTATTTGATTTTCTTTTTGCCCTGCTTTTGTTAATGCGTATTGAACGCAATCAATAAACATTTCAGAACCTTCATAAGCACTAAATAATTCTTTTAATTTTTCAATTTTACTCATAATTTTAATTTTTAAACATAAAAAAAACCCTATAAATCCACTGGGTCTCACGTCAGTATCATTATAGAGTTTTAATAACTTCTTTAAGTTCTTATGGTGTGAGACCGAACCGTTTACAAATATACAAACTATTTTTTAATGTTCTTCGAAATTTTTGTAATAATTATTTTCAATATTCATTTGCCTAACTAAGCTTTGGATTTTACGTAATTTAATTTTTTGCCTTGCGTTTACTAAAGTTATTTCATCAGGAACAATACAGATAATTTTTTGTGGATTAAAATCTGCCCAAAATAATTTACGCATAAAGTTCTTCATAGCTTTTCGATTTCGTTAATTACGTCTTTATAAAACTTAATCTTTTCAACTTCTAAGGTTTCCCAAATAATAGAATGACAAAGATAAATAGCGCATTGCTTCGCCTTTTCGTATTTCTTGATTTCTAAATGGTAATTAAAATGTGTTACCAATTGCTCTGCTTTGTGTTTCGGTATCATAGGTCTATTTTATTATAAGTTATTTTTCCGTTTTTTTGTCGCCAAGGGTATTCAATGGCAATTACTTTTTTTTGTTTTAATCCATAAATTGCGAAATCAATTGGGTCTGGCGCAAAACTAATAGGCGCGTTATAATCATAATAAGTAAATGGAATTTTAATAAAATCAGTATAATGTTCTTTTTCTATTTTTATAGAGCTTTCAATTTCTTTTTGCGCTATTTTTATAGAGCTTTCAATATATTTTTTGAAATAATCAACTATATCCTTTTCAATTTCTTTTTGTGTTTTCATATATTAGATTTAATTGTTATCGAATCCTTACTTACAACGTAATTACGTTTAGACTTATATTCCTGCATAAACTGAAGATAGCGTTTATAACCGTGTGCATCGTGAACATCGCTTTCGAAATACTCTTTGCCTTGCATTAATTCAAGTCTTAACCTTTCTATCATTGAATCCAATACTTTAAAATCCGTGTATTCAAAGACTACCGTTACTTGTTTTGCTTTCATATTAAATCAGGTTTAGTTGGTATTTGTGTCCA